AATCATTAAAATCATGTTCATTTTCAAGTAGACCATACTTTCTTAAAGTTCCTACAATATGAGTTAAATAACTTATAATTCTATCCCTGATACGGTACCCCTCAGAAGTTATATTCTCACCTTTTTCAAGGTCACTATTTTTAACGTTACTGTTTTGGAAAAGTATTCTCATTTCATAATACGTTTTGAGTAATTTCTCAAAATCATCTTTCAATACTGTGTCCAAGAATTTTTTCCAGGGTCTTTCCATATTAATAAATACAAGAAACCCCCACTTTTGGTGGGGGCTCTAATTAACTCTGATATTTTTTGAGTTGTTCTCTAATTTCTATTGCCTGTTCGAAATCTTGTTTCTCAATACAGTCTTTCAGTTTGGTCTCAAGTTCCGCAATTAGTTCCTTATTATTTTCAAAGTCCTTAATCATATCACGAATTTTGATTGCCAATAGAAAGTCCTCGTTTTCAACCGCTCGGTCTAATTCTTTCTTTAGACTTTCAACTTTCGTAGGTCCTTTCTTTTTACTGTCAAATGGTTTCATACCTTCAGAACCGTAAGTTCTTACAATACTTGTAATTTGGTATGAACCATCTTTTGATGTGAAGGTTTCTTTTGTCCAATCACCATTTTCATCTGTTCCTTTTTCTTTTGATGATTTACCAACAACATAACCACCACCCATTGGATTGTAACTTGAACCCAACATTTCTTCTAAATCTTTCATCATCTCATCGAGACTCTTTTTTCTTCCGTTTCCAAAAAAATCAAACATAGTTTTTTTTATTTAAGTTTTTTATTTTATCTTTGTAACCACAATAATAAAAAAATGTGCCAACCTATCAATACTGACATTTTGTCACCATCAAAAAATTAAATATGACATTTTGACAAAAGTTTGATACTTTCACAATTATTGTTACCTTTGAACTACAAAACATAAATACTATGATAGAAGAAATGGACCCTAATGAAAAATCTGGTCGACGTAATAAAGACCAAAATCCCCAATCCAATACACCCGTGTTGGATAACTTCTCCCGTGACCTAATCAAGTTGGCTGAAAAAGGAAAACTTGACCCCGTTATTGGTAGGGACCAAGAGATTGCACGGATTGCACAAATCCTATCTCGTAGAAAGAAAAATAATCCAATTATTATTGGTGAACCTGGTTGTGGTAAAACCGCAATCGTTGAGGGGTTGGCGATGAAAATCTTCCAAGGTGAATGTCCACAAAATCTTTGTGACAAACGTATCGTGTCGTTGGACATGACCTCGATTGTTGCTGGTACCAAATATCGTGGACAGTTTGAAGAGCGTCTTAAGGTAATTCTTGAGGAACTTAATAATAACCCTGATATCATTGTCTTCATCGATGAAATCCATACCATCATCGGAGCGGGTAATTCATCTGGTTCATTGGATGCCTCGAACATCTTTAAACCGGCACTTGCTCGTGGTGAGCTCCAATGTATCGGAGCAACCACATTGGATGAGTATCGTGAGAACATCGAAAAGGATGGTGCGTTGGAACGTCGTTTCCAAAAAGTACTGGTGGATGCGGCATCACCTGAAGAAACCCTTCAAATCCTAAACAACATCAAGGACCGTTATGAGGCACACCACAAAGTAGAGTATTCAAAAGAGTCACTTGAGGCATGTGTTTATTTGGCTGACCGTTACATCACTGACCGTGAATTCCCCGATAAAGGAATTGACATCATGGATGAAGTCGGTGCTCGCTCTCAAATCAATGTCAAACTCCCTGAAGAGATTGAGCAACTGAAACTTAAAGCGTCAGACATCAAAGAACAAAAACTTCTTGTGGTAAAAAAACAGAACTACGAAGAAGCCGCTCATCTTCGTGACAAGGAAAAGAAAATCCTCAAACAACTTGAGGACGCTAAGAAAGATTTTGAACTCAAACAAAATACTCAGCGAAAACTTATCACCGAAGAAATGGTCTACGAGGTTGTTTCACTTATGACCAAAATCCCTGTGAACAAACTATCACAAAAAGAAATGGAAGGACTCCTTGAACTTGAGAACAGTCTGAAAATGAATGTTATCGGTCAGGACTCAGCAGTAACTAAGATTGCAAAAGCGGTTCGCCGTAACCGTGTGGGTATTAAAGACCCAAATCGTCCAATCGGTTCGTTCATCTTCTTGGGTTCAACAGGTATTGGTAAAACACACTTGGCAAAACAATTGGCCAAGGAAATCTTTGGAGCTGAAGATGCTCTTATTCGTGTGGACATGTCAGAATATCAAGAGAAACATTCAATGTCTCGATTGATTGGTTCACCTCCAGGTTATGTTGGTTTCAACGAAGGTGGTCAACTTACCGAAGCGGTTAAGAACAAACCATATTCTGTTGTGTTGTTTGACGAGATTGAAAAGGCAAACAAAGACATCTTCTCTCTTCTTCTCCAAGTGTTGGATGACGGTCACCTGACGGATGGTATGGGTCGTAAGATTAACTTCAAGAACTGTATCATCATCATGACATCTAACATTGGTGTTAAAAAACTTCAAGACTTCGGTACTGGTGTTGGATTTGAGACATCATCACGTATGTCCTCAAACGAAGACTTGAAAGTACAACTTCTTCAAAAAGAACTCAAAAGTTATTTCACTCCTGAGTTCTTGAATCGTCTTGATGAAGTGGTTATGTTTAGTTCTCTCGGAGAGGTTGAAGTTAAACAAATCGTGAACATTGAACTTTCAAAACTCACGAAGCGTTTGAATCGTCTTGGTTACCACGTTGACTTTGACGAATCTCTCCACATGTTCTTGGCAAAAGTTGGATTCGACGAAAAGTACGGTGCCCGTCCTATCAAACGAGCAATCCAAGAAAAAGTGGAAGACTTCATCTCTGAGGAAGTACTTCGAAGTAACATTAAGATTGGTGGACATTACCAACTTACCGTTACCGACGAAGTGGTAACTCTTACATCAAAAGAAGAGGAAGTAATTGAGGGGGGAAATTAATCCCCCCTTTTTTTTTGTTTGTTAACAATTTTTTATTATCTTTGTAGTCACTATGGAAAATAACACCCTCAAACGATTTATGGAACTACTTTCGGTTCCAAGCAAAACTTACCGTGAAGACCGTATGGTAAACTACCTTATGGGTGTTATTTCCAAGATGGATGGTGTTTCCGTATACAAAGATGAACATGGTAACATCTATGCAACAAAAGGAATCTTAGCTACAGGATACTACCCGATGTTTATCGCTCACACGGACACGGTACACGAAATGGTGGAAGAAATTGTGGTAGTAAAAACTTTGTTACCAAAACCAAATACTTTTGGTATGACTTTCGACCCTACCGTCCAACATAAATCACTTAAGGCAATTACTCCTGATGGAGACCCTACCGGAATCGGTGGTGATGATAAGTGTGGAATTTTCATATGTTTGGAACTTCTTGAGAAACTCGAGTACTGTAAAGTAGGTCTTTTTGTATCTGAAGAAACAGGTTGTGTTGGTTCATCAAAATGTGATGTAAACTTTTTGAAAGATGTGGGTTATGCTGTTCAGTTTGACGCACCTGGTGATGCTCTAATTACCGAGTTATGCTCGGGAGTTCGTTTGTTTGAACAAAATGGTGAGTTCATTAATCAAGTTCTTCCTGTGATTGAATCCGCCATGGGTACCAAGATGCTCCGTCAGTCTCACCCTTACACCGACGTATCACAAATCAAAAAGAAAGGTAACTTTTCTTGTATTAATATCTCTTGTGGATACTACAACATGCACACACCGAATGAGTTTATTGTTGTTGAGGATGTTGAAAAGGCAATTGATGCAGGTTTGAACATCGTTGAAAAACTTGGTTACAATAAGTTTGAATATAGTTACGAAAAACCATCACACTTACAATACGGACTCTTTAATTTGGGGGATATGGGTGATGAAGATGAAGATGATGATATGGATAACCCACCATTCGACACTGATGATTTCGAATTAGATATGGATTTCAACAAGGCAATCTACTACGAGGGTTTGTTGAGTATTATCGACAAGGAGACGAATACTTCTGTTGTCTTGACTGAAACTGAAATCGAAGACTTATATAATCAACTTCGGGAGGTTATGACCAAAAGGTATTGGGATTATTAATCAAAAATATCAAACATTTGATAGTTTGAGAAAAGGTTTTCAAGGTTTTCAAGACTACTACTAACGTGCTTACTTTTCCATTGACCGTCTTTCGAATTACCCGAGATATAATAACTGATATCCCCATCGGGAAGTATCTTTTTAAATGATATTCTGTAGTCTGTATTAGGAATATCGATATTTTTATCCATACCACCTTTTTTGTTGATGAACTCATATGATTTGGATATGGAATCGATATCGTATTCACCCTCTTGGATTTTTTCAAGTAAATTCTCCAAAATAGTATCCATTCTACTATCCCATTCACCTCTGAAGGCTTCCTCATCTTTTCCTATATTCCAAGCTGTTTCCATAGGACTGCTATTAAAGTCATCAATAACATTATCTCTTTCATAATGTTTTTTAATTATGTCAATGATACTCAAGTTAGTTTCACCTCTTTTTGAGTACATTGCAATAATGTTATCAATCGGAATTGATATTTCTTCAGTACCGTAGTAACTAGTTGTATATGGCAATTCTTTTTTAATTTTGTCAAAAAGTTCATCGGTATATTTTTCCATAGAGCTACTTATCGCATAGTCCTCTGCCTGACAATAAAGTTCCTCAGTTAAGTCCCTAAAGTCTTCAAGTTTTTCTAACTCTTCGGTTATCTTTTGGACACAATTAGATGACATATCACTTTTACGTTCTTTAAAACATTCTATTAGTTCAGGTCTAACATAACTTATGACTTCTTTAATTTTCAATACCTGTTCTTCAGTAAACGCATATGGAAATATATAACCGTTATCCCAATCTTCTTTAGTGTTGTAACAATCATACCATTCATATCTATATGGTTGGTGCCACGCCCACATCCAACTTGAAACATTACCTTCACTATCGTCAAAAATGTCTTCTAAAAAATTAGTATATGAATCGTATTTTAAATATACATTAGTATCGTCAATATCATCTATCTTATCACCATCAAGAAATGTTGCATCAGAAGGGTCGATTTTCTTTAACTTAACTTTCATAAGTGTTAAAAAATCGTTTGTACTCTGTTCAGACAAAATAAGTTTTCTGAGTTTTAACTTTGACATATCCATATAAATACTTGTCCAGAACAAAAATGATATTTATATTTGTAGTATTGAAATCACAGGTGGCTCCCTTAATAGTTAAGGCTGACCTTAAGCATCTTCCCGAAAGGGATATACAGGGGGCGAAAGTGATTTCATTAGTTCTTTGAAAATAATGGGGGTGCCTTGGTATCGATTGGCAGGATTAGTCATCGGGGGCATGCAGTGAGACGTTCTCTATCACTTTAATACACGGGGATAATTTTTAAGTGGCAACACTTTTGCAAAGCTTCAGGCTGTAGGTCTTCTTGCAACTGAAGAGGTAGCTGTAGCCTAAGCTATAGTACCAACCGGGTCGGTGGACATATAACCTAGAAACAGAAGTCTTTATGGTGTGGTTTCTACCAAAAAAGAAATGGAGGTACCGTTTGGTGTTCTACCGATTTGAGTGAACATCCCACAGTTGTTGGTAACGATGGAAAAATTGGAACCAAATATTTCGGAGGGTTAAACAAACCCTGACCTAAGCATGTAGTCCCTTATGGGTAGACTGAGCAAGACAGGGGTTCGACTCCCCTCACCTCCACCGTAGACTTTTTTGAGTTTTCGACATATTTATTAATATGTCGAACTCAATTAAGTCTAAAAAATTTCATTTTATTTACAAAACCACCAATTTACTTAATAATAAATTTTATATTGGTATGCACTCTACTAGTAATTTGAAGGATGGGTATCTTGGAAGTGGAACAAGTTTAAGATATGCCATCAGAAAATATGGTATCGAAAATTTCGTATTAGAAATCATAGAATGGTGTGAAAACAGAGAATATCTAATAAATCAAGAAAAAAAA